AGATCCATGTCATCGACGTGGAGGGTCTTGGTCGAACCGTTCAGGAACTCGATTGTCGCGATATCACCCTCGATGGAGATCACACGACCTGCACCCAAGTCAGTTGCAACATTGGAACCAGCTGCGATACCGTGATGTTCGGGCTTGTCATCAAACGCCGCAAACTCAGTTAGGTCGTCCTCATTGAGTTCGAAACCCTTCTGGCTTACATATGGGACCACATGCTCATCCACAAAAGCTTCTGCTTCCTTCTGGAAAGCTGCGTCGCTCATTGGAAGATCGTCGGTTCCCATTCCCTCCAGCTGGCTGAAGATCAGGCTGCGTGCATTGGCAACCAGTTCCTTACGGCTCAGCGCATCGAACTCGCGTGGGTCATCGCCCATTACCACGTGCTCGTTGCCGCTGTAGTTTAGAACTTCCTCAGCGGACAGATCCTGCAGAACATACTGGATGTTGAAGTCCGTGTCATTGCGATCACCCTGGCTGGCATCCCAGTCAGTCATGCTCTCATCAACCGTTCCCTCGTTCATACCAAGATCGTCGTCAAGTGCCTTAACGAGAGTGTTGGCAATGAAAGTCTCGATTGGTGCCAGCTTCTTGCCCTCGGCCATCTTGTCGATGATGCCGCTGACAAAGTTCAGCGTGGCAGCGTTTGCCAGCTTGTGCTGAGCAACGAAAAGATCCAGGTAGCTTCGTGCCTTTACAGTGGCATCTGCTGCCTTGGAAAAGTTGAAGCCGCGCTCTGGAAAGTCGGGCATGTCGATGTGACCCTGCACGATGGCCGTGACACCAGCGATGAGTTCATCCTCACCCTTGGCAACGTCCTTGTCCATACCACCGGTCTGCTCGTAGTCAGAATCGTCGAAGCGATCCTGGTACCACTGACGAGTTGCCGAAATGATGGCGTTCTCTTCATTGATCATGTAGCTTTCCTGGACAGTATCCAAGTAAGTCTGTGCGTCCTGGAATGCTGCTTCCTCAGTAAAGGAGAGAAGTCCCGAAGAACGATTCAGTGCCGATACATCGTGGCCATACTCATCCGCAAGTGCTTCAACGAGAGCATCTGCGGCGGCATCTTCCAATGCGATGACACCTTGGAACAGATTGTTCGTGTTGGTCATATTTTCACCCAAAGTTAGTATAGCCACTGGCTTCAAAGCCTCGGCCAGTGCATGGTTGGAATCAATCTGGAGTAGAGTGGCAAGACGAGCTTCCTCATCATTCACTCCCTCTAGAAGTGTGTTTTGCAGCATGGGAAGGCCAGCTTCCGTTACGCGAGCGTAACCACGTGGTCGTGACAAGCCACTGAAGGCTTGACGAATCTCGAGAACGCGATTCTTGATAGTTGGACGAATGGCCATTGCCTCTTCACCCAACGTCTTACGAGAATAGTGCATGTAGCGGGCTGTGGAGGCCAGCTGGATTGCTTCAAGTGCCAGCTGAGCGATCTGCGTTCCAACTTCATCATGGGCTTTTCCACCCTGATTGATATGCTGGGCAAACGCGCGACCGCCACTCAAGTGATTGGCAGGAAACCTGAATCTCTCACCCTCGGCTGTTTCAACGAACATGCTGAGGATATTCCTTCCCCTTGCACCAATGACGCCCTCGCGAACGGGGGAAGTGTGACGAACCATCAGCTTTGTGGGACCAAACTTCTGATAGCTGGTCTTGGTGCTACCAAACATTGCCGCCTCGGTCATGTTGACCTGATAGGCAAAGTCCTTGGGCTTGAGTTCACGATCAAACTTTCGAACGTTGAACAGAACATTGAAGCGAGTTGTGACCTGACGAAGAGTCTGGATAAGAGGAGCAATCTCCTCCACGTCCGTGCTCTGGCTCAGGTACAGCTTTACTTCACTATCCGATCCTGCCTCCGTGATGGAGACCATTAGGTTGCCGGGAACGGCGAAGACACGACGTGCCTTCTTGGGGTCATAGGTTTTGTTACCGTCGCTTCCAAACAGCGTCAGTGTTTTACCAGAACCCTTGAGAATCTGGAATAGCTCATCACTGAGACTGTCGAACAGTGAACTCATGCGCTTTCCTCCACTAAGTTGCGGTATTTAGCGAAAACGCGGTGCTTAAAAGCTCATAGGCATTGGTGTGCTGCCCTCGTCGTCGTCAAAAGATGCTGCCTTCATATTGGTTTCAATCTGCTCTTCCCAATCGGCACAGATCTGAAGCAAACGAACAATCTGCATGGTTGCCATGACCAAATCGTCGTGAATGCCTGCCTTTGCCTTATAGGAACCACCACCGCGAACAAAGTTCTTAAACTCCGTCAAGAGTGCCCTGCTGCGAAGTGTCATCCTGTTGGTCTCGATGAGGGTCTTCATCCTCGAGCAAGCTGTCATCTTGGTACGCATGTTGGTGTTCAAGCCCTTGCGTCCCTTGCCACCGCCACTCTTACGTGGTTCGTGGGTGAAGATGCCGGGGAAGTTTTCCTCACCAATGTTGTCAATCTGCACCAACGCTGCTTCACCCAGACTGTTGTTCTCAACGGTCCAGTAGAGCTCGGGGTCGCCTTCTTGGTTGGAGTCATTGAGCAAGCTGTGGTGAATGTACAGGAGACTCTTACGCAGGATATCAACCTGCATCTGAATGGTAGTCTTGTTGTGCCGCCACTCCGCAACCTGTGTCATGGTACTCAAGTTGAATACCTGAATGGCCGCGAAGTCGCTGCCAGTACCCATCGAGGGATCCAACGTGGCTCCATAGATGTTGTTGGCCCTGGGCTCTTCAAACCACTTCATTTCACCAATCTTAAAGATGTGATCGGTTGCCTTCAGGTTTGCAAGGACCATTGGGTTGATGAGAGTCTCATCCTCAGAAACGAACTTGCATTCAAACTCTCGCTGGAACTTTTCTTCACCCAGCTGAGCTCTCTGCTCCTGTGCCCACGCGGCATCTCGATTGGGGTTTTTGTCCCAAGTGATGCGAAGTGGATGGTAACCATTGGAACCTAGATTGCCCGGAATCTCATTTCCATGATCATCCAAGTTGTTGATTGCTGCAAACCAAATCTTAGCGAACTGATCTTCGTCGTTATTTGGAGTGGAAGTGATGATACAGCTACCACCCGTTGACAGCGTTGGCTGAACTGCTGACCAGAACTCTTCTGCTTTGTTGGGCTGCACGAACGCAAACTCGTCCAGATACAATAGTGTGATCGAAAGACCACGACCTGCGTCCTTGGAAGTTGCACGGGCGATGATCCTGGAGCCATTATCAAAGGATACCGTACCCTTGTTGTACTCAGTTACGCCGCAACGTAGCCAGTTGTATTGTTCCAAGTTCTCGTATGCGAACTTGATACGATCCATAATTTCAAGTGCCGAAACCAACTTGTTTGCTGCGATAAGAATCGTGGTGTCCGGCTCAAACATTGCCTTCCAAAGAAGAAAGCCTGCAGCGCAAGTGGTCTTGCCCATCTGACGAGCAGTCAGTGCGATCGTGTAACGATTCTTATGGAAAGAATCGATCATGTCTTCCTGATATGGCCAGAGCTCAAATGGAACTCGACCCTTGATGGGATGCTGAATCTTCACATAGCTTTTACAAAAGTAAATGGGATCACTCATGCACTTCTTTAGTTCTTCGATCTGGTTTAGGTTGAAGCGGTCTTTTGCATAACCCTTCTTGATGATATCATTATCTTTTGCCATACATGGGTGGGGCGACAGCTTACGCCATCGCCCACGCTCCTTTCTTAATCGAAGGTCTTAACAGACAGCTTCCTAGTTGGCGTGATTCCGTGAGTTGCAAGGCGCTTTGCCAGACCCTCACGATCATTGTTGTATTCGTCCATCGTGAAAGAATCGACGACCTTGCCTTCGCGGTACTTTTGTCCGCTCGACGTCTGCGTCACGCATGTTACCTTCGTACCAGGTGGAGTTGAGTCCTGACCTGCCACGTAGTTTAGACCCCACTTTCCGTTGCGATTGATCGACAGGACGACTACTCCACTGTGGTCAAAGTAGTCATGTGTGCCTAGATCATCCAAACTTGCGTAGCCGCAGTCTGTGTTCAGGTAGTAGGGCGTCCCAAACTGACGTGCCTTGTCTTGAAAGGTGGCACGACTCGCTTCATCGAGATCGCCCTCGCTTTCCTTTGCAATGGCCGCATTCATACCCTTGGCGCGCTTGAACACGCGAGCATCATGCTTGTCAGCCTGATCGTGATTTCCAATGCCGCGCATGTTGCTGGAATGCTGGGCATGGGTGTTGATGTCGTCGGCTGCCTTCTTGAAGTAGCGGTTCTTGGTATCATTGCTGATCTCATTGACCGTTTCTTCCTCGACTGCACCAAGACGATCCAGACCAATTTCCCTCCTGCGGGCAGTTGCGTCATGTGGAGCCTGCCACTTGCGAACACGGTCACCAGCGCCTGCACGCATGATGCCCATCTTGCTTGCGCGATCAGCATCGTGACCCAAGTCCTCGAGGTCGCTTGCCTTCTTTTCGTGATGAGCCTTGCTTGCGCGAGCCTTATCCACATAGGAACTCAGCGTGTCGCTGCTCAGCTCATTCAGGCTGAACTCCTTGGAGAGACTCTCAGCGGAGCTCTCACCAAAGTCACCACCCATGTCAAAGCCCAACTCTGCACTGGTATCAGCGCCGTTGTCCTCTTCATGATCGTCGCGACCATATCCATAACCCATGCCATAGACGCCACGACCAAACGTTGGATTGTTGCCACGCTTCTTGCGTGCTTCTTCCATGTAGTCCTTGAGCGAACGAACAGGGTTGTCACCGCTACGCGCAGGAACATCCTTGGTCTTGGCCTGAACTGGCTTACGATCGCTTACGCCCTGGTACTCTTCGGTACCGGCTTCGTTGTCACGATAATCGTAATCTGCTTCTTCTTCCAGATCGTCCTCGAGTGGATCACCAAGATCAACATCGTACTCGCCATCGCTTACCGAGTAGTTCTCAGGATTTGCCACAACGCCAACAGCACCGTCAGTTGCGATCACGTCCTCAGCTTCCTGGTCGCCCATGTCGGGTCCGTCCAGTTCCATGTCCAGATCAGCGGTTGCTGCAAACTCTGGCTCCAAGAGGTTCATGATGGTACGGAGATCAGGAGCCTGGATAACCGTGCTCATTGTTCCGCCATTTTCTTCAGCATCGATCGTTAGTGTAGCGGGGCCATTGAAGACCGCGCTGTTGCCGGCAACGCCAGCATTCTTTAGAAGCGTTGCAAGTGCCGCGACATCGTCGGCCACAAACGTCGTTGTGGAGTTCATGTCTCCGTTCTGTGCCGAGATATTGAGGCTTGCTGCCTCATCCAGCTGTGTTTTGTCGGTCATGATTTAGCCCTTCCTCTTGACGGTCTCGTCATAGTTGCCATGGTTGGCAGTTAGGTTGGGCTTCTCAGCCTTGACTCCTGCCTTCTTGGAGTTTACGTGAACTGGCTTAACGGTATCCAGATGCGCGTTGAAGTCATCTGCAACCGTTGTGTCAATCTTGTTCAACCAGTTGAACTTGGAAACCTTCTTGACTTCCTCGATAGCAGGAACAGGAATTGCTTCCTTGTCCGCCTTCTTCTGTGCTAGAAAGTTCAGGAACTTCTTGTTGTAGGCGTCACCGTAGGCAACTTCCTTGGGCTGCTGAGCCTCGGAGAACTCCGGGTCATTCAAGAGAGCAAGGTGTTCATCGTCCTTGTGGATCTCTTCAATCTTCTGTGCTTCAATCTCAATTGGCTCATTCTCACCACGGACAACCAGCATGTTTTCCTGTAGCTGAAGAGCCTGACGTAGCTCAGTTGCAAGAATGTACGAGCTAGCGGGTACGCCAGTCTCGATATCCAGGATATAGATTTCTGCCATGGGAAACTCGCCAAAGTCCAGAGGAACCCTCTGAGCCATCAGCTTCTTGGACTTGCCAACACTCTTGATGTCGTACTTGAAGAGAGCGTGCTGGAGTGTGGCAACAAATTGGTCATCAATCTGAACCACAGTCTTGACGCGATACTTGTAAATCTTTGCCGACTCAGCCAGATAATGATAGAAAGATTTCATGGGCGCGCCTCTCAACTAGGAGTTTCTCCTATTTATTGAAAGGTGTTAGATTTCCCCGTTGCGAATCTTGGCCATGATGTCGCTTCTACTGGCCGTTACCGATCCACCGGTGTTTTCAATGATCTCGCCATCTTCCACACCCTCACCAGCTTTTCGCTTGTGCTCTTCCTGATCCATGATGCTGCGGATGCGATCCATCTTGGCTTTGTTCTTGCTCTGACTTGCCTTCAGGGCAATCTCTAGTGCCTTCAAGCCAGGAGTGAATGCGTTGGCACCCGCGTGCTTGGGTTCGATGTTGAATCCCAGATCCATCAGGTCTTTGTGGGCAGTCATAGCGGCGTCATAGATGACGTCAGCTTCCTCAATGTGCTCATCGGTACCCGTGCTATCAGCGGCACGCTGGATGGCTCCCACGTTCATTGTCTGAAGTGCGTTGGCCATGCTGTCCACGGCTTCGTTCTGCTCCTCATGCTCGGCGATCTCACCGGCAACTTCCTTTAGAGCATCCTGAAGGCTTGGAAGACCCAATTCATCTGTGATTGCCTTGGTCATGTTACTTCTTTCCTGCCTGGCGGTACAGCTGGTTTTCAGTCATCACACGGAACGTTGCTCCATGGGCACGACACCACTGCTGGGCTGCTTTCCACTTTGCCTCATTCAAGATAACTGCTTCCTGATCCTTTTTGGAACGGGCACTTTCGGGCACGCTCTGGCTCATTGGCTTGATCTCTACGAGTTCCAGCTTTTTCTGACCCGTGCTGGGAATGTAATAGAGGATCATGAAGTCTGGAATGTAGGTGCGAAGTTTTCCCGTAAAGGGATCCTGATAGGGAATCTTCAAACTCTCAGAAGCCCACTGCATGATGTAGGGGTGCTGGTCGCAAAGATTCATGAAGGTCAATTCCCAAGCGGAACGATATGTGATCGCACCAGCGCCCACATACTTCTCTGGATTCTTGGGCTGGAAGATACCTTGATTGTAGAACGCCATTAAAAGAACTTTCCGGGCGATCCAAATAGCGTTCCCTTTAGCAGGCCCTGGATACCCTGTTTGGCACTGCTGGTGTTTCCACTAACTAGGTTCTTCAAACTTGTGACGGCCGTCTTTCCAACAGCCAGACCACGATTTGCATCAAACTGCCCAGCGATGCCCGACACGATACCACCAACGCTTTGTGTGCCCTGGCCCGTTACCAAGCTGGCAAGGTTCTGTGTGAGTGCGTTACCGATGGCATTTCCAATGCTACCGCCGGGGTTGCCATTGACTGTGCCATATGTGGCTCCATCATAGCCGGGTGTCTCAACGTCCCAATACTGGCCGCGATCCAATCCCATTTCCGCGATGAGCTCATCGGTAACTGGCATCGTCTGGTAATATACGATATTCTCGTATTCAAAACTCATCTGAATCTCACCAGCGCCGCTGGCCGAGACATCGAAATCATCTGGATTGAAGTCGCGGACCTTGGGGTTGATAAGATCGAACTGGCTGACTTGTCCACCGAATAGCTGATAGACAGTGATGTGACTGAAAAAGTAGCCGTAGTTCTGTGCTGCCATGGGAGGATGGAATCCCCACTTTCCCATGTTGTGAACTTCGCCAGTTACGATATCATATACGCTGGTACCGCCATCTTCCTGATAGCTGTTTCCATAGTAATACTGATAGTAATCAACGAACATCTTTTGAACTGATTCAGCAACCGTGTCGTGAAATCTGAACTGAATGGGTTCAAAATCCTGTGAGGTCTGAATGACCCTCTTGCGGTTGTACTGATTGAGCGTTTCTGTCTTGAACTGAAGGCGAGGGCGATCAACGTTCTTAACGGTCAAGCCCAGGGTCTTATCCCAGTCAGCCCCGACGCCAGTTGCCTCTTGGGCTTGGCTTCGATGGAACTTAACGTAGAATAGGAACCTGGACTTGGGAACGTTTAGGAACTGAGCACCGGTAAGACCAAAGGTGTTCGCAGCGGTGTGACTGTCAGCAAGCATTATCTGATTGCCGTTGGAATCTCCGCTCCGAGAGCCTGTGGCCGAATCAACCATCTAGATTAGACTCGACGACCTGGGATCAGCTCTGGCAGTGCGGTCATCAGACCATCAGCCAGCGTTGCGTTGTCGTAACGAATCGTCAGAGCGACCGTCTGGAAACCACTCTCCGAGTACTCAAGTTCACTGAACTCAACGTTCTCGAGAAAGCAACCCTCTAGGGTCCAGGTTTCAACAACCGTGTCGTTGCCGCCGTCCATGCTCTCAATGATGGTGACGAACTTGTAGTTGATGCCGGCTGCGAATGCAGTCTGCTCCAAGTGGTTCATCTGCTTCTGCAGCTGGTGACCAACCATCTTTGCGATGTTGTTGGTCATATCATCCTTCAGGGTGATATTGATGCTGTCCCACTTGTGCTTACCAGCATAGTAGGCAGTGCTGTTGTAGCTATGAACTTCCACTGGTTCGTGGCTGATCTTGGGCTTGCTTGCGCTCTGAACCTGCTGGGTGAAGTCAAGTCCACCGGCGATTGGTCCGAAGTTGATTACGCGAACGCGGAAACGGTACTTGTACTTGAGCTGAAGCAGACCACCACGGCCTGAGCCGCCGCCAAGTGGTACGCCAAACTTTGATAGTGTCTCGGCCATGGTGCTCGATCCTCCAGAATAAACTGTTACCAGTTATTTATCCGGTGGATTAATGCACAAGGTTAACTACCAGAGCTTCCTCGGTAGTCATGGAAAAGGGCCCGGTTTCCCGAGCCCTCCTCTACGCTGTCTTAGTTGCGGAAGAAGTCTGCCATGATGGCCGGTGCCGAAGCATCGAAGCCAACAAAATCCATCATGCCCGCGTCCTTGGGATCAGCAATGCTGAATCCGGTCGAGGTCATGCCCACAACGGCCAGCTTGGCAGGAATGCCCATGCTGTTGCGGAACTTCTTCAGTGCCTCACTCGGCTGGATGGGGCCGGCCCAGGTCTCGTTGTCGGTGTAAACCGCAAACGACTCCACGGGCAGCTTGGCATTCAGTGCGTGAACCATGGGGAGCGCGCAGTCCGTTCCACCCATCGACATGCGATTGATGGTGTTGACCACATCGTCCAACCGCTGGCGCGGGGAGATCTTGAGCTCGCTGATGCGACCGTTGCCGCTGGTAAAAGCCATGAACTCGTAGCTGCTCTCCACGTTAGCGGTGATCAACGCCATGGCAGCCGAACCAACCCTGGGGGTCAGTCCCTGGATTCCAGCGCAGTTCTCCCAGGTCATGGACGCCGAAACGTCCAGTGCCAGCATGGTGTTCTTGCCCGTGGGAACCACGTTCTTGAACGAACCATAGAAGGCCTGATCCAGGGAATCCACAACGCTACGCGACACCGGCCAGACATTGGAACCCTTCACGCCCTTGCCCGACCCGTAGGTCAGGAAAGCCGAGAGGATCGCCATGGGGTGGAGGCGAGACTTGCGGATCACATCAGCATCGCTGAGCTTGGCCTTGACCAACTTCTCTGCGGCGCTCATGGGCGAGATCAGTCCAACGGAGCTCATCTTGCCGAGGTTGCGGATCATTGCGTTGAGGGGCATGTTCTGCAACAATGCCTCCCACACCTTGGCCTCATTGAGGAACTGGGTGGGAATTGCCTCGCGGGGCAGATCAGCATCCTGGATCAACTTGATGATCTCCGATGCCTTGGTTGCGACCTTTGCAGCCTCGAACGCCTGGATCTGCGGGTGAAGGATGCTGCTCGCATTGCTGCGGTGCATCACCACCTTGTTATCCATTACGTCCGAACCATACACGTAGTCGGAACCCTGAACGGCAGTCATACCACCGCTCATCCAGCGCAGGATTGCCTCGCGCTCCGCATTGTCTGCCTTGGGGTGACCCAAGCGCAGCATGTCGCGGTGCGACCAGCCATCACGCGACTGATACTTGATTGCCTGGTTGGCCAGACGATCCAGGGGCATCTCGAGATACCAGTTGGCTACAGCGCGCTTGAGCGCACGACCCCAACCACGCATTCCATCCACGAAGGCCGCGAAGTGGAACAAGTGGGTGCCGATGCGAGCCACCTTGGGGAGAGCCGCCAGTGCAGCCTTACGAGTTGCCTCGTCATCGCTTGCCGAAGCCAACGCCAAGACGAACAACGCGGGGTCGTTCTTGTTGGCGCGACCTGCATCGCTGATCTCCACTACACGATTGACCACGCGCACACCGTCGGTCCCGATGAGCCGAAGCACATTCTGGGCATTCTGCACGGTGAGTGCCTGCTCCTTGGTGTAATAGGTGCCACCCTCGGTTCCGAGGATCAGGAATCGGTCGAGCTGATCCCAGGGGCTGATGGTGAAGGTGAAGCCACCGGCAGCGTTCTGCGCCATCTCTGCCTCACGGCCGGGGATGGGCTGCGACTGCGGGGTTGCCTGAGGCGCGATTGCGCCAGCCAAAACCTTGGTGTAGGTGCTCATTGATCGTACTCCTAGTTCGGCTCGTGATCCCACGAGCAAGGTTGGTCTCTGACATGAAGACCGGAATTGTATCGATCCATTGGGAAAGCGTTGCCTTCCCTGGGTGCTCTACTTACGAAGCCGTTTTGCCTTCGTCAAGAGCTTTTTTCAAGACCTCGAGAACCTCGGCCTTGCTGGTGTAGCTTCCACTCATCTGTATGGGATGATTGATCGCCACGTGAATAACGTCCGGTCCAAAGAACCGGATAATGCCGTAACCTTCGAAGCGGCCGTTTCCGGGCTTACGATTGTTCCAGCGGGTCAAATACTTTCCACCAACGGTGTAGCGGTTGTACTCGTAGTTGCTTTCGATGCCCAGCAGATCTGAGACATCTTGGTAGAACGATTCTACCTCGGTCATTTCCTTTTCCATTGTTCCTATTTAACACAGGCTTGGGAAAAGTCAAAGTAAAAGGTGTCGTATGGGTCCAGGGAGACCGTAGTCTCCCTGGGTGCGCTTGGGAAACTGGTCTGCCATGCCCTCACGCGGGGTTTGAACGGATGTTGTACTTGGCACACCCAGCCTACAGAAGACTATGCCTTTCATCTTCCACGCACCGGTGGGGCAGTTACGCTTGGCCCCCAATGTCAACGTCCGCTAGGACTCGATCTGAGGTGGTAGAGCGATACCAAAGGCCGGAGACTGATGACCAGGGCCTGCTCCATCGCTTTTATTCGTTTCTTCCGGTTTTGGCTCGCCGGCGAAACTACTAACCCCTTCCACGCGCGCCTAGAAAGGGATGCAGGGGAGTCATTCCCGCTATCTACCACCCGAGACAGCTAAAAGCTGCCGGACTCCTAGAGACAGTATTACCGCCTCGTTGCACCTTAGCTGGGCACTTCCAGCTTTGCAGCCAACCCCCGGAGCCACCCGAGCAATACCTTTATGTGTCAGCACACATCCCAGTCACCCTTGGCTGCATTATGGGTTCAGGAACTTGCGTTCCTCAGCGCCTGTTCTCACTTATAGATATGTTGATGCTCACACTCAATATAAATCTGCCACTCATGGAAATGGGGAGCGTTTCCGCTCCCCACCTCGTTTTTGCCTTACTGGAAGAGCTGGCCCAAATCATCACCAGTTGCCACAATGCGGACTGGAATGTAGATGAACTCGATTGCCTGAACCGGCTGGATAGCGATATCCACCCACAGCTCATGACGGTCGATGCGTTCCGGCGTGTTGTTGGAGTCATCGCAGACAACCACAAAGTCATATAGACCGCGAAGGCCCACAAGATCAGCGAGGAAGCGTTCAAAGGTCGTCTTGACCGAATCACGTGTCTGGAAGTCATTTGGCTCAAAGAGGAATGGCTTCGAGATGTTGTCCAAGTTGTAACGCAGGTAGTTGATCAAACGTGCAACGTTGATACGATCCAGCGAGGTATCCAAGTTGTGCCTGGTCTTCTGACCATAGACAACCAGACCACGGTTTGGAATGTACGCAATTGGGTTGATCTTGTTATTGTAGAGCAGATCCCTCTGGCCGTTGTTCAGCATTGCTGCCTTGAACTCGCCCTGATCGTCCAAGTAACCCACGCTCGATGCGTTGGTGACCAGACCACGGGTGAAACCAGCTGGTGCCATCCACTGATAGCTGATGCTATCATTGTAGGCCAGGGTCCTGAGAGCAATCGTGCTCGGTGGAACCATGATCTCTGCGCCATCAACGTTGGTGCTCAAGCCCCATGGGTAATAGAGACCCACGTAGGGGTTGAAAGTCGAGACGCCCTGCTCAGTGTTGCCGTTGGCAGCATTGGTTGCGAACTTCTGAATCTCAACGCCAGTTGGCTTCAAGCGTGCTGGGGTATCGCCAACGATGAAAGAAACTTCCTTCATGTCGGTGTTCAGCGTTACCATCTCATCGATCAACTCGATGTAGCCAGGTGCTGCCAGGAGGTTGAAGTAGATGGTTTCAGCGCGAATGTCTTCGTTGCTGGAGAGAGTGCCAGCAAGCTGGGTAACAATCATCTGCCTCTGTGCCTTGCGACCAAAGAATGGAACGCCATTCTGCTGATAGCCCGAAACATTGGTCCAACGTCCACCCACATACTGCTTGACATCGTTGGTCGATGCTTCAAGATCGAACAGCTTCATGCCAGTTGCGAAGTTCAGTGCGCTGGTTGTCGAAGACTCACCAAAAGCAATACCATCGACTGCGTCAATGTTGTTCTCAGTGTTGATTGCCTTCCAGACGTTCTTCGTGCGACGGAACATCTTGGGGAAGTTCTCTGCATCGGAAGTATCAACCCACAGATCGTTCTCAACCAGTGGAGCACCAGTGCTCTGGCTGGTTGGTGCACTGCCTGCGAGGATGACACCGTTGATGTCAGTGGCAGTGTGGAGGCTACGATAGGGAACCCAAGTACCATCACTTGCAGCAACCTTGACGTTGACCACAATGTTGGCATTGTTGTACCAAAGCGTGCCCTCTTCTGGATCGCTCGTTGGCTCGTCGGAACTTGCTTCCTCACCAAGACCAACCCATGCCGAACCATCATACTTGCGGAACTCGAATACCGCAGTCTTTGGTTCGTGGCTCAGATAAACTGCGCCAGTGGTCTTGCTCAGCGTGCTCTGCTTGCCGGTGCTGTAGATGGGGACCAAAGTCTCCGACCACGAACCGTTGCTGACGTTGAAGGTCTTCAGCAACCAAGTAGCTGCCGAGGAGATCGAAGTCACAACCGCTGGAGTCTCGAGAACGAGAATGTCACCAACAGTTGCCGTCTCAGGACGGAAAGCGTTGTAGGTTAGGCTTGGTGCAGTTCCGCCCTGACTTGCGGCCTTTGCCGCTGCCCAAGCATCACCACCAACAACCAACCATGCTCCGCCAGCCTTCTGGTAGAGAGTCTTCTTGGAATATGCGACGACCATTGCCAGGTCGTTTTCCAGGCCAAGGTTTGCAACCGGTGGCTTCTGACCAGCAACCTGCTCGTTTTCAGCAGGAAGATTGCTGTCCAGGTCACTGCCTTCGACAACATAGAGATCACGCTCAATCCACTCGCTACCCGAGTATTCGTAGATACCCCAGGTGTTGTTGGCAGTATCGAGCCAGTTGGTACCGTGAGCAGCTTCTGCACGTGGTGCAGTTGCCTTTGGCATCAGCTGAGCATAGTCGATCGCAGCGCGAATCACATAAGCGCGATTTGCAATACCAAGATACTGGTAAGCAGCGTGGAGACCAAACTCGTTGAGCTCGTAGCCGTGAACGGAAGTGCCGTTCTTCTTGTAGAAAATTGGATTACCAAAGGTCTGGAGGAGTTCGCGCTGACTTGTGATAGGATACAGCTTGTTCGCGTTCTCCGGCAGGGTTCCCTCTGCCACACCGCCACCCGAAGGAAGCGTCTTGTATTCGTGGGTGCCGATGATGATCAGCGGAACAGTGCCTTCGCCAGCCGATGCGTAGTAGGATTCGTCGGTTACGGTAACTGATGTACCTGGCGACACTAGAGGATATACCATGTTCCAGCCCCTTCGCAAATGGTGGATTTCGTTGTCAGTATTTATCCAACTTGCGAAAGGACACTGGTGTTAAACGCTAGGTGAACCAACTCTTTCTTTGACTAAATTGAAATCAGTTGGTTGGACGCTCCCAACCAAAGAGGTTTCGGATGGCCCACTTGCCCGCGTCATTGAGTTCACGGGTTCCAATTCCTGCCCAAATGCCCTGTGGCTTGGGAGGAACTTCAATCTTCTTCCATCCACCAATCCACTGAAACCAACATTCCTGAACCTGATCATAGACGTAGCAGGGAAGTGGTTCAAACTGAGCAAGGGCCGCGTGACGGTCAAGAAACATCTGAACCGCCCAGCCGGTTCCACCATCTACTAGATTTCGCTTGTTGATTGTGGAGACTGCATAGAGCGACTCGGCCCACTGGACCTGGTACCAATTGCGTCTTAGAAGCGCGGTAACAGTCACGGAACGCCTTCCAGGCCAGGCACGCTTCAGCGTCTTGCTTGCCTGCTTGAGCGCAGGATCGGCCTTCTGTAGCTGTTCCTCGCTTAGGCGAACAATCTCTTGCTCAGCCACATGATGACGGTGTCCATCAAAGGACCAGTGGATCACACTCTGTCCATCGCGACCAGCATTCATTCCCCACTGAGCATCGGAGCCCTTGGCTCCACCGCTCAAGCAGATGTTACCCTTTAGGACGTCTTGAAATGGTTGTTCATCATCCATGATACATTCCCATATAGAGTGCTGATCGTGCTGTCGTTCTTGATAGTTAGCACATCCTCGGCCAACCACGCCCACTCTGAGATATGAACACCTGGGTAAAGCGTTGCCATGTTCATCCTGGCTGGTTCGCTTCCCATTGCTGCCGCTTGGGCAGAAGTAAACCACTCGGGCTCCGGACCACGCCTTACGCGGAACAGAAGACCATCATTGTCACGAATCAGCTTGCACTCATTGGGAAAGCGGCAATCAGTAACGACCACGCGGTCTTTTCCCTGAAGTCGGTATTCCAAGCTCTTGATCCAGAGATTGGTGTCAAAGTGATTTCGGAGAACGTCGGTGCCAATGTATTGCATCGCGACCCTGGGAGTAAAGCGTCCCAAGTAGGAACCGGCATTGTTGGACCAGTCCAGCTTGGCTTCCCACCAAGGATCGGGCGTCTCACGCCATGCACGACTGTCTGTGGTATTGCCTTCTAGCAGGGCCCGATCCCAGCCAAAGACTGCGGAGATCAGATCCTTCAGTGGATTGGCAAAACTCTCAACTACGAACCCATGCTCGCGCACTAGGTATTCACCAGCGGTGTCTTTTCCGGAACCCTTGAACCCAAGGATCCCAACAACTTGAACCATGCTATTCTCACCTCATTTTCAGTGAGATTAGCAAACTCTGGTGTTACGTGTCAGTATTCCAGTTTTTGTCGGAGATCATGGATCATCCACGATGCCTTGTTCCGGATGGGCACCACGTAGGTTTTGCCTATTCCCAGAGGATCAGCTGGTTCCTGCAATTCCAAACAAAGTGAGTTGACCTCACTCCAAGGAAGAGCATTGCCAGCGATCAGCTGGTCGATCATGTCCGCTGCTCGATTTTGCAACGCGCCCTGATCGCCAAAGTCCCGAGTAAAGGTGTCCTTGCCATCCAGGAGCCCAGCACCATCGTTCACCGGAATGACGATGACGCCGCGCAACCTGGATGCAATGTCCTCAGGACCGTCCTCAATCATTGGGATAGAGGCCGAACCGGCGCAACAGAACTTCCAGCTCTGCCTTGTCGCCGAAAACGTAGGCGGTGGTGATCTCACGACGGAAGCACACCATGAACCCCGGAGGACCAGGAATCGGCGGATAGTTGGGCGTGTGAACATCGTCCTTCATCAGGGGGACGATCTCCTTGTCCACCAAGTAGGGGTAGGACGTATCAACGACCACGTCTGCGACGAAGCCCATCTTCTTCGCCGCATCCACGACCGCCTGGACGGTCTTGAGATCCAGCTGGTTCTTGTCGCCCAGCGCGATGGTCGTACCAAAGCCTCGTGCCTGATTGGACCAGAGGATCACGTCCGCGTTGGGCTCTTCGCCCTTCATCAGCGGAACCGCAACCTCAAGCCAGGTCATCTGATTGCCGGCGTGCATTCCATGAGCGATGGCCTTGCCTGCGCCCAGGGAGGGGAGGTCCGTGCGAACCAGGCAGTATGCGTAAAGATCCTTGGCCACGAAGCCTCCTTTTGTTTGTTCGTAGGTATCACTAACACAGGACACCAGTGTGTCAACCACTTAGAAGCGGCTGATGATACCCTGCGCCATCTTGACTGCATCGCGCTTGCTGGAAAACAAGTTCAAGTCCGAGAATGGCGTATTGGACCCACTGCTGAAGTAACGGTCGGGATCATGATTGATGGTGCCAATTGTCATACCCTTGAGAGCTTCGGAGCCGTTGTTCTCACCTTCCCACTCATAGATTTCATTGTAGTGGGAAACCGTGCCGCCGTGCAACTGAAGATGCTTGTTGTCAACGGACGCGACTGAAACCGTGCGGGTATTCAGAGTCATGGAACCAATCGTGGTGATGAACAGCTGGGTCTGGTTCAGTCCTAGAAGCTGCTCGGGAAAGATGATCGCACTCCGGTAGTTTCGAAGTCGTTCCTCGCGGTCACGGTAGACTTGTCCCCACACGCCGCTTGCCTGGAGGATTCGCCACACCTTGTAGCTTTTGGAATTGATCCGGACAAAGTCCATTGCCTGTGCCATAATCCGCTTTCGTATAGAATTAGGCGCGGACTGTCAAAGCAAGAAAAGCAAAAACGCCAGCGTTGCGAGAATGTAGACTCTGAAGAAGAACGTCAGGTCCTCGGAGAGAACTTCCGGATCGCTGTAGATCCGGATTAGGTCTTCCTTACGCCGCCGGAAGCCGGTCGAGGAGTCGCTGGAGATTCTCCGGTCGATACTGTGGAAGGGCCGCCTGGAGCGATTCGAGGTTGATGGTCGAGAGATACAATTCGCCAGCGGCGACTGCTGCATCGAGAGAATCATAACGACCAACCTCTTCCTTTCGATCAATGTAATGGGCGAACTCGCTGTAGAGAATGTATTCATCGACCGCGTTGGCGTTCATATCGATGCCCGCGAACTTGATGCTGCCCTTGAGCTTGGCATTGTGGATGTAATATGCGGACATCTTGTTCTTGCCCTCACGAACCCAAACTCCCGGGTTGCCCCAGCGAACCAGTGGGTTCTGTGGCTGCGCGGCCTGTTCGGCGAGTCGATCCTGGCGGGCTGCTTCATCGAGCTCCTCTATCCAGTTGTACGTCTCGTCCTCGGAGACCGTTTGACCTGCTGCCTTTTCCAGGGCCTTCCACTGTTTGGTCAGTGCCCGGTGGCGCGATGCGATCTTGGCCCGCGAGAGTTCACCATCGCATGAGAGATTTTCGGGGCTCAGCTGGGCTGCGAGGCTTGAAAACTGCCGCTTGAGTTCCAGTGTAAGCATTGCCGATCTCCTTTTGCGTTCCGATGTTCAGAACATAACACCAGACTATTCGTCGTCAATCAGATATTTGGAGATGTCGTATTCTTTTCGGCCAATCCACTTTCCCCAGAGACGATCCATCTGATCCCTGCAAGCCGCTTGGGCATCCGGACCAATTGCCCTGGAAACTTCAATACTCAACAAGGTACGGGCCTGGTACTCATCCATGGGTTGGGGAACCGCCCAATCGGGCGAGCGAGAGCCGGGTCGCTCCAAGCGTTCACTGATGTAGTGGTTGCATTTTAGGAATCGTAGCGGAAAGGAGATCTTAGCCTCGGTGACCAAAATGTAGTCACGAACCGAAAGACCGTCCCAGTTGCTGTAGAGGTGCTTTCCAATATCCGAAGGCGTGATCCACGCGTCAAAATGCTCAGCTAGAAAGTTCAGCATCTGAAGGTGTCGGATGGTATTGAAGATCGTCCAGGGATGCTCGTCCCGCATACGTCGTTCCGGATATACGATCTTGGCCACAGCTACCCCTTTCGAGGTAACCGTAGCACAGGACCGGGTCCTGTCAACCAGGGCGCCCATCTCCCTCAGGCAAAATTTCAAAAGACTTTTCTTAGCGGAAGATAAGAAAAGTCGCGCCACTTAGTTGTTAATTGAATGTTGGACGTTTCCATGTTATTCCGGTTCAGCCCGCTGGAAGGGGCTATCCCGAAATCATGCAACTTCTAATATCCAAGTAGCACCTAGGTGTAGCTTATTATATGGGTCAGAGATATTCAGAGACATTTGGCTCTTAACCAAACAAGAAGCCGTAGCCCACACTCTGTTCAACGCTATTGGCAATCTCCAACAGCAAGTTGTCCATCTCCATCTGTCCCTCGGACTTCAGAGCATCACCATTCAACGTGGTACCACCCTGAGGACCAACGAACGTGCCAAAGCGACTACGTGCCTCACCCAGCATTACCTTGGCCTGAGCGGTGGTAAAGCGGAGGATCCAGGGACGTGCATATGGGTCCGTTAGGATCAGCTCATCTGGGCGATGGTTGTAGATCCACAGCATGACAGTTTCCTTGGCAACAGGCTTACGCATGATGTCCAGGCGATGACGAGTTGGATGCCAGTTGAACATAATGTGGAAACCAAACATCGTGCCAACCAGTTCCTGAAAGCCCGTGAATAGCTCGTAGGTTACCAGGCTGGATGTTCCGCCTGCTTTTCCATTTCCAAGCATGATGCTGTTGTTGACACTGGCTGCAAAGGGCTCAAAGTCTGCACCCACGCCAGATACTGCTCCGCCATTGCCTGCGCGGAGAATCTGACGGACTTCAATTACCTCGTTGGGCAGAATGTATTCACTCTGATCGGGCTGAAGTTCCAAGTAGGTAAAGCGCTCTTCCACGCTGTTGCTGGAACGCTGACGATATGTCGCGAGGGCAAAGTCCAGAGCATCTTCATAGTGCTCCGGCGTTAGTTCGATCTTGACCATACCGCCACCAAGGCGACGGTACACTTCCTTGATTAGGAGTTCACGCTGAGTCTGCATTGGGGTCCTCCATTAGCTACCCAGTTATTTAAGCCAGAATCACGGGTAAATACAGAGCAGTTAAGGAGATCTCTATGGCTATGATGCAGATGTGGGATCGTCACAAGAATGACGACTACAAGTTCATCGACGATCAGGTACGAGAGATGTTTCGTATCGGTGGTGTTGAGTGCCTCGTCCACAAGTATGTGGGTGTGATCGATCAGGGTGAGCAGAATGATGCCACCAGCCCCAGCAATTCCAAGAGCAAGGCCAAGGGTGTACGCCAGATCCAGGACTTGTTCTTTCTAGAGAATCGCGATCGTGCCTACGATCCCAACGTCTATGAGTTCCGCGTTGCCTACAACATGCAGGACACTGAGTTTGACATCAGGCAGTTTGGTCTCTTCTTGGAAGCGGACACCATCTATCTTGAGTTCCACATCAATGAGGTGCTGGAAAAGATCAATCGAAAGCTGATGAGCGGTGACGTCCTGGAGTTTCCCCACTTGCGTGACGATGCCCTGTTGGACGACGATATGCCGGCCGTCAACAAGTATTATGTGGTACAGGATGTCAACCGTGCCGCTGGTGGTTGGTCGCAGACTTGGCGCCCTCATATCTTCCGCGTCAAGGTAAAGCCACTCACTGACAGTCAGGAATACAAGCAAATCTTGGATGCAGAAGTTGATGACAGCGGTTGGGATCTGAGGAGCATTATCAGCGATCTGCCCTTTAACACCAACATCAGTGATGCATTGGTTGAGCAGGCTGAACGTGAGGTTCCCATGAGGAACTTTGAGACCCAGCACTTTTACGTTGTGCCTGGTGATGAGCAGGGAAAGCAATATCCCTGGATCTTTGCCGGCGACGGCAATCCACCCAATGGTGCCAAGCTGGCAGCAACGGGCACGAGCTTTCCCGATGAAGCCAAGAACGATGATTGGTTTCTTCACACGGGAATGGAACCCCACGTTCTCTATCAGTATGTGGGAGAAAAGACTGACATGTTTGGCCAGCCACAGGGTGGTGATGGCGGAGTATGGCAGCGTCGTGAAGTTGATCTCAGGAAGAAGTGGTCGGCCGCACACCGCATCCTTCAGAGCTTTATCAACAATAACAACACCAACATCATCGGCGGCAAGGAAGTTCAGGAGAAGGTCATGCTGTCCAAGGCCGCAAAGCCAAAGGCAGATTTTTAAGGAGAACAGATATGGTTATGAAGATCGGCAAAAAGGGACTGGAACTTATCAAGCACTTTGAGGGCTTTAAGCCTGGTGCGTATCTTTGCCCAGCAAAGGT